TTGGAGCCTGCAGAGATGGATCATCTCCGTCTTTACCAAGGGAAACGAAAACTCAGTTTGAGTTTTACAAGCTTATCGATAGGTAACCGATCAGGCCAGGCGTTACCCTCCTACATCAAACATGAAAATTATGAAGAAAGATCTCATTGACAAAAGAATAAAATCTATTCTCAACTGATCATTTCTTCATTACTTCCCTAGTACTGAAAGTCCTTATGCAAAATATGGAGCTCAGTATATAGGTTATATTAACCGCCTCGCTTTGACCAGAGGATCAAGAAACGCGATCGCTCTAGCTAAGCTAGGAAGGTTACATATAACACGATATCTGAGTGGAGACAAACTAGACAGCTCTGGATTACGGGTGGATAGGAGAGGTATCCCAAAGGGATTACTCTTCTTGAATCCACTAATAATGTCTGAGTCAGTCTGGGATAAGAGAGCGTTAATGACGATATTAAATGTCACACGTTCAATTATCTTACCTCCTATTCTGGATACTAGCCCTATTACAGATGCCTGGAAAGGAAAACCACCATTACGGTGAGAGTCCGATCGTTCAGCCGTTTGTAAGGAACTAGGTATCCAAAGTAGGAAGTACTGTTGATCTCAATTCCATACTAGCACGAAATCTGGACCCAATGGCCAAGCACTAATGGCTTCCATGTGAGATGCACTCGCTCTATCCTCAAACGCAAAAGCTGCGCTTCAGGATCTAGCGGGACCGCACTTCGCTGGTTGCTTCTTAATGTTGGCTAAAGGGAGTGGGAATAAACCGTCACTAACAGAGAGAATAAATGAACACTTGAAGGTCAAAAGACCAAAAGTCTTAAAGGCCCGAAAGCTTTCATATTTCTCTGATGGTGAGGGTAAAACCCGCGTAATCGGTGTAATTGATTATTGGACACAATCTGCATTGAAGCCTATTCATGATAATCTTAATGATATCCTGAAAAGGATCCCTGAGGACTGCACCTTTGACCAAAACGCCTTTTACTCCAAACTAAAGAACTCTCAATACTACTATTCCTTTGATTTGTCAAACGCAACTGATCGTCTTCCTGTTTCTATTCAGGCGGACCTCATTGCCGAGATTTATTCAAAGAAAATAGCTGTTCTTTGAGAGAGGTTACTGGTTGAGGAACCATTTGACTCAGAAGTTGGTCCTATCCTTTACAGGACAGGTCAACCAATGGGTGCATATAGTTCTTGGCCAGCAATGGCCCTAACTCATCATGCCTTGGTCAGACTAGCCGCAATCCGGAGAGGAATCTCCGCTTGTGGAAAGTATGTGATCTTGGGTGATGATATAGTGATCGGCGACCACACTTTAGCTGAGGAGTATTTGGTTGTTATGTCAGAGCTCGATGTACCCATTTCTAAAACAAAGACACATAAGTCAAAAGACTTATATGAGTTTGCTAAGAGGTGAGTATGGAGAGACAGTGAGATAACAGCCTTCCCTGTGCACAGTATTGTGGAAAACTGGAAAAGATATTTTCTTCTTCAGAATTCTCTTGATACTGCTCATAGAAGGGGATACCCTCTTCTTGTGGACGATAAGCAGGAACTAGCTATATTAGACCTTTATAAAGTTTTAGGGAAACCCTGGCAAGGTGCCAGAGTCCTTAAACTTTACAGAGTGTTCGAGTCCCTCCTTACGGAGGCAGAGGATCGCCCTGGGCAGATTGTGAAAGCTATCTGTGCGGGGTGAACTCTAACTGAAGAGCAGTTATCATTTTATAATGTTGAGTTTCCTCAACAATTTAAGATGATAGTGCGTCAGTTACTCGCTAATACAGTTAGTGAATGCTCGGCGACATTAGAACAGTTTAATACAAAGTTTGGAGAAGACAACCTGTCCATGGGACGGGCTGCCGGCTTCTTTGCAATGTATCATCCTGTTTCTCATGTCATACGACAGACGCTAGAGAGAGCTGACCGAGTAATTAAAGAGGTCATTTCTAATCCTATGAAGATGATGATGAACCCTATTGAGGCCTTGCTAGAAACAGCAAAAGCCTTTCCTAGGTTTTCACCAAACATCGTTAGTACTAGAAATGCTCATATAGTACTCGGCCAGATGTCTCAACTAGTGAAAATCGTATTGCCGAACAGTCTATTTTCTCAAACTACACCTGACTATGAGTAACACTCCAATTCGAAGACTTCAGTACTCCGGATAGTCAAGATAGGATGGATCCCATCAGACTAAAGCGGAGCAATCCGCTCTCCGAAAGGAGAGGCTTGGTCTGGTGTGTATTCCGCAGGTTTGTT